AGGACGGATCATGGACGCATACACGATATGGATACTCTGTACCACGGCAAAACGGCAAAGGCGAGATCTTGGCTATCCGAGAGCTCTACGCCCTGGCTAGCTCCGAGCGGGTGATCCATACAGCGCATCTTGTACAGACAGCGCACAAGGCTTTTGAGAGGCTCTGCATCATACTGGATGATCTGGGGCTTGCGTATCGGTCGATCAAGGCCAAAGGCCAGGAGCTCATCGAGATCGATCAGGGCGGACGGGTAGAGTTCCGGACAAGGACAGCCACGGGTGCTCTGGGTGAGTCCTACGATGTGCTGATCATCGATGAGGCTCAGGAGTACAAGATCGACCAGGAATCGGCGCTGACTTATGTTATATCAGCCTCACAGAATCCTCAGACGATCATGTGCGGGACTCCGCCGACACCGGTCTCCTCCGGTACGGTCTTCCGTGATTACCGTGACAATATGCTCATGGGAGAACTGGGAGACTGCGGCTGGGCGGAATGGTCTGTGGATGAGATGTCAGATGTCCATGACAAGGATCTCTGGTATGAGACTAACCCTTCACTGGGCATCCGGATCAAAGAGCGGACCGTTGCGTCCGAGATCGGAACCACAGAGGATAAGACTATCGACTTTAATATCCAGCGTTTAGGGCTATGGATACGGCAGAATCAGAAGAGTGCGATCCTTGCGACAGACTGGGAGAAAACCTTAGTCAATTCGATGCCAAAATTCCGTGGCCAGATGGACGTTGGTATTAAGTACGACAAAGGGGGTGATACCGTATCGGTGGCCATAGCGGTCAAGACACAGGATGACAGGATCTTCGTTGAGATCGTGAATCGCCTGAAGGTCCGAGATGGCATTAACTGGATCATATCATTCCTTAAGAAGAGCAAACCGAAGCTTAACAAGGTGATCATTGACGGGGCATCCGGTCAGCAGATCCTGGCTGATGCCATGAAGGCAGAACGGATAAAAGGCTGCGTATTTCCAACAGTGAAACAGGTAGTCAATGCTTATGCCTTGTTTGAAAAGAATATTTATGAAGCAAAGCTCTGCAGAATGGATCAGCCGGCATTAACGGCCGTGGTGACCAACTGCGAGAAGAGAAGAATCGGTTCGGGCGGTGGATTTGGGTATCAGGCCATGTATGCCGAGATGGATAACTCACTGCTGGACGCTGCGGTCCTTGCACACTGGGCGATCGAAGAGTTTCCAGATCCAAGACAGCAGAAGATCTATTACTAGAGAGCCTCAGGGCTCTTTTTTAATAAACAAAATTACGTGACGGCACGGTAACGCCGGGAAAGGAAACAAATATGGCAGAATTTACACCTATTAACACTCAGGAAGAACTGAATGCTGTGATCGGAGGCAGACTGGCCAGTCAGGAAAAGAAAATCCGAGAAGAGTATGCAGATTATGAAGACCTGAAGACGAAATCCGCAGCCTGGGAGACAGATAAACAGGCCTACGAGAAGACCATCGCAGAGAATAAAACTGCATTTGACGAACTTACTCAGAAGTATACCGAAGCGACAGGGAAGATCGCACAGTACGAAACGGATGCGCTGAAGACGAAAGTAGCCATTGAAGCTGGTCTTCCGGTCGGGCTGTTTAGCTACTTGAAGGGCAACTCTGAAGAGGAAATCAAACAGAGTGCGGAAGAGTTAGGTAAATATGCTAAAGCCGGTCAGAGACAACCTCTGGCTGATCCGGAGGGAGAACCTCCGAAAGAAAATAAAGATGTGGCATTGAGAAAAATGCTCAAAGAAATGAAAGGAGACCAGTAACATGGGTAACATCGTTGCTAAAAATGGAGTAACTTATTTTGCTCCGGAACTTGTAACTGAAATTTTCAGCCTTGTGAATGGACATTCTGCCATTGCAAAGCTGGCTGCACAGAATCCGATTCCGTTCACCGGAACTGATGTCATGACCTTCTCCATGGATCATGAGATCTCTATCGTAGGAGAGAATCAGGCAAAGGTTAACGGCGGAGCAACTGTAGGAACCAAGAGAATCGTACCGGTCAAATTCGAGTACGGCCTCAGAGTTTCCGATGAGTTTATGTATGCTTCCGAAGAACGTCAGCTGAACTTCCTGCAGACCTTCATGGATGGCTTTGCAAAGAAGCTGGCAAGAGGCCTGGACATCGCAGCATTCCATGGATACAACCCGTACAGCGGAACCGCTTCCACAGTGGTCGGAGATAATCACTTTGATCATGATATCACTGCTGCCAATACCATTACTTTCGTAGCAGCCAGCGCTGATGACAACCTGGACGCAGCAATCCAGAAAGTCATGGGAGCAGAAAGAGCAGTTAACGGCCTTGCACTGTCTCCGGAATTCGGGCAGGCAATGGGTCAGATCAAGGCTCAGGGTATCGCACTGTATCCGGAGTTCCGTTTCGGTGGAGATCCTGATACCTTCGTAGGAAAAGGCTGTGATGTGAATACTACAGTATCCTTCAACAGCAATGTTGACAGAGCAATCGTTGGTGACTTCCAGAACGCATTCAAGTGGGGCTATGCTAAGGATATCCCGCTGAAGGTTATCGAGTATGGTTGCCCGGATAACGATACCACAGCTGGAGATCTCCAGGGACACAATCAGGTGTATCTGAGATCTGAAGCTTTCATCGGCTGGGGCATCCTTGATCCGGCAGCATTCGCTAAAGTTGCAGTAAGCAATGGCTGATAGGAGTGATGTAGCATGACAGCATTTGCCACGGTGCAAGATGTAATTGATCTCTGGAGACCACTTACTCCAGAGGAGACAGATAGGGCTGAAGCACTGCTGGAAGTTGTCAGCGCTCGGCTCCGTCAAGAAGCATTTAATCGTAACAAAGATCTAGATCAGATGATCGAGGCCGATACATCCGGTGTCCTGGCAGAGACGGCAAAATCCGTAACTGTGGACATTGTGGCTCGGTCCCTTGCAACTCCGACAACGGGCGACCTTGCTCCGCTGTCGCAGTATTCACAGAGTGCCTTAGGATACACCTTCTCCGGTACTTTCTTATCCGGAGGAGGAGGTGTCTTTATCAAGAAGGCGGAACTGGAAGCGCTGGGGATCTTAAGACCGAAATACGGTGTGATCGACCTGATGGGAGACTGCGATGATCATTAAGGGAATAACCATAAAGTTATACGAACATCAGCAGACTGGAACCGATCCTTTTAACCGCCCGGTATATGAGGATACGCCCGTGGATGTCGAGAACGTACTTGTCGGACAGCCTACAGAAGCGGAGGTATTAGATACTCTGAACCTGACAGGCAGGAAGGCGGTATATGTTCTTGGCATTCCCAAGGGCGATACACATGACTGGGAAGACAAGACGGTGGAGTTCTGGGGGCTGACCTTTAAGACCATCGGTATGCCGATCCAGGGCATCGAGGAGATGCTCCCGCTGTCCTGGAACAAAAAGGTCAGGGTAGAGCGCTATGAATAATGTAACTATAAAACTCAGCTATAAAGGAATAGGACAGTTGCTCAAAGGGGCTGAGATGAAACAACTAATGGAAAGATACGGGAGCGAAACCGCTGAACGAGCCGGAGCCGGATACGGTTATCGTGTTCATAACACCGGACAGAGGCAGGCCGTGAACGTCTTTCCGGAGACCTACAGTGCATCGAGGGACAACCTCGAAAACAATACACTGCTGCGGTCGGTAAAATAGGAGGCTCTACATGATCGAAAAAACAGTACTTGATTATCTGATCGGTCGGGACCTGGACGGGATCGGGGAGAACGTGTTCCTCGAAACTCCGGTCAATCCGCCGGCGAAATACATCGTGATACAGAAAACCTCATCAGGCAAAACCCATCAGATCGGGCGGTGTCTGGTCGCTGTACAGTCCATCTGTAAGGACAGCCTGTATGAAGCAGCTGTTATCAATGAATCCGTTATCGAAGCAATGGAAGAATTCGCTGAGCGGTCAGATGAGATCTATGCATGCAGATTGAATTCGGATTATAACTACACGAATCCGGGTTCTAAAGAGCGCCGTTATCAGGCGGTGTTCAATATCTATTATTAAGAAGGGAGAACTAAACTATGGCAAACAATGTATCTGCTGCCAAACCGGCAGTCGGTGGTGCTATCAGTGTTGCTCCGGCTGGGACTACTCTTCCGACCGATGCAACAACGGC